GATAATAAAAATTGTTATGGTTAGGAATAGAATAAAAATAGATTTCATATTTTTATATGAGCAAACCAAACTTTTCCCCTTATATAAGCATACGGAGCATATAAAAATAATACGCAGTATTATTTCAGGCGGCTTCAATATAATAATATTACGAAGCCGCTCCGAGCAACAAGATGGCTATAAATAGCCGTCGGTTGCGGTACCCAGACGCTTTTAATGTTCTCCCCTATGGTAAGATATAACCGTGGATCTGCTGGCACGGATATGCGCAGGGCCATATCCATGGCAGCTAGACAAGCAGCTAATAGTGTCGCAAGGCAGTTTGGAGGTGCTATGGCATCTCGGGCTATGCGATACGCTACTGAATATGCTACCAGTGGTACACAAACTACTGGTGGTGGCGGTGGCTCCGGAGGAGTCATTAGCCGTGGAGGTAAACGGTTATACTCACGTACTTCAGGCCGGCTTGCCGGATTTGTAGGATCACGCCGAAAACGAACTTCCCGACCTCGCACTCGGCGTGGTCGACGTATGCAAAGACGTCGGAATAAGAAGTTTGCCCGAAAGGTCTTGGCAAACGCTGGGGTTGAGTTTAATACTGAGAATATCGGAATTATAACCGATAATAACGCCGTGTACGTAGGACACGGATCGTTTGCACCCCAGAAGCTAACCCAATATGTGTGCTATGCACTTGTAAAAATGATAATTAATTACGCCGGGGTGCAATTTAACAATTGGGATTTACCAATTGGTGATGCTATTCCCATTAACGGAATTATTGCAATGGGATTTAGGCCGACTATGATTGCTGCCGGGACAGACTTTAGTGTGGCTGTTGCAGCAGCAGATACTTACAGATTGTTGGCCGAAAAGTTTTGGAATGCATTTTATGGTCAAGTCAATACAGGACTTCTGTCGGAGAAGAGTGTTGTTGAATACTTATTGATAAATAAGGATCCCGTTGCTGGTCAACAGAATGTTGAGAAGTTGGAGATGAACCACGTTGTTATTGACTTCTTTTCGAAAGATAGCCTAAAATTGCAAAATAGATCAGTTGCGTTAGCAGGTGATCTTGAATCTACAGATGTTGACAATGTTCCACTTAGTGGAAAATTGTATTTTTCTGGCGGTAACTACTTTGAAAGTAAGAATGAATTGGCAGGCGAAGCATTCGTCGCCAATAGAATTACGAATCTGTTCGCGCTAGGCGCTGGTGCTAGTACGTATTTGAGGGAACCGCCACAACCGTATTATTTTAAGAATACGATTGCTAAACCGGTACGGTTTAATCCTGGTCAGATCAAAACGAATGTTTTGAGGCTGAAAAAGAGTTTTACGCTACCGAAGTTTATTGAGTGGTGTAAATTGTTTTGGTTTAACCAAGCTGCACAGTCTGATGACTATAATCGTTTAAAGACTGGACAGGTTTGCATGTTTGGGCTGGAGAAAGTTATTGGTACTGGAAGTGATACCCAGCCCATTAATGTTAAGTATGAAGTTGATCAACATTTGTGGATTAACGTTCGTGTGTTGGAAATGAAATATACTACGCAGATAGTTGAATAAATTAGTCGTTTATTACTAAGGAATTACAACGACGTTGTATTGCAGGATGATATGCAAAAGGACGCTCATTGCATGTTATCGCTATTTGGATCCCAGCCGGAATCAGCGTTGTTCCATACCGCCGGTGAATTGACCGTGGAAGCCCACGATCGCATAAGTGGATCTGGGCTTGTATCGGCATGTGGTCGAACTTCATGTCGTCGAAGAGGACTGACCGGTGGGTCTTGACGTCGAAATGTTTCAGGTCGTCGATATGGGATACCAAAAGCATCGGTTTGAGCAAATGCCTAAAACAATAAACGGTTTTGCCACAACCGGTAGGTCCAACGATTACATTAGTTAATGAAGTGCTAAGATTGAACTCGCCAAGTTCTCTCGTTGGGACTAGATTAAGGTTAACGAAAGGGTTGTTGTTCTCATCGAATGTTAGCTCGTTAACTACCCGTCGAGACGCATCCCAAGCTCGCTGGGCGTAACCGTAGCCGACTCGGTTATCCACCGCCCATTGGAAAAACGTAGACTCGTCCATGGTCTCTGCGTTCTCGAATAAACTGCCGCTACCCTGTTCCGTCGTCCACTCCAAGAAAGTGCCGTCTTTCTTAACGTAATTGACCCACGCTTGGATGTTTTGGACCGCTTGAACGTTGGGATGGTGCGTACCAAAGTCAAAGAAACGGTCGTTCGCGATGTTGACACGCGCGTTAAATCGGACATACGCATGTCGATGAAGTCCGCCGTCTTCATGGGTCTCACTACTGATAAGGACATATGTGACTCTGCGAGAGCCCGAGGATTTGTTCCTAAGTGCAGCAAGTCCATCTTCTAGTGAGAAATCAGCTCGGGGGTAGGTCAAAGAAATGTGTTTCGCTTGAAGTCGAAATGTCATAATAAAAATCAGAGCAACTCTGAGCATTATATAGTTTTATTATAGATACACCATTCAGAATGGTTATCCATTAGGAAAGTAAAAAAATACACTATACCCAACCAAACCTATGAAAATAGGGGTCCGGTCCCAAGGACCCCGTCTAGCACGCGCCACACTATATTAAACCAGGGTTAGGTTAGGGTTATGGTTAGGGTCTGGGTTAGGGTCAAGGTTAGGGTTAGAACACTTGTAAAGGGTTATAACGATAATAAAAATTGTTATGGTTAGGAATAGAATAAAAATAGATTTCATATTTTTATATGAGCAAACCAAACTTTTCCCCTTATATAAGCATACGGAGCATATAAAAATAATACGCAGTATT